AAATACACCAATTAAAAGGTGGAAGTATTGAAAAGTGCGCGGATATCTATGACCGAATAATGGACGCTTACGGCGTAAGTGAGCAAGAATTAAAAAGCCCTATACGGGACCGAAATATAGTTAACGTCCGCCATGCCTTGTTTTATTACTTGAGATACACCAAGAACATGAACACCAACCAAATCGGGGCATTATTTAACCGCGACCATTCAACGGTTATAAATGCGTGTAAAAACGTCAACGCTTGGTTAGACGTTCCGCAAGTGTACCGCGAGGAATTACAAATTTTAAACGTTATAAACAATGAGCAGAATAAGGGTAAAAATGCTGATTGATTGTAACAAAATAAGGGTAAAACCTTACAATATGCACAAGCATATAAAAAACGGGAAAACCTTTAGATTGTATGCGGAGGCATATAACCTTTAACACCGACGAGAAATGAAAACACAAGTAGATAAAACTATGTACAAGGATGTAAAAAATGAATTACCGACAAACACCTTTGAGTGTATTGTAAAAATGTGGAATCAATTTAATGACGAGTGGGTGACGGGAATTGGTATTTACGATATACCAACAAAACAATGGGAAGTACGAGAGAATGAATTTGGTATTTACCCAGTCCGTTTTTGGTTTGCAGTACCCAACCTTTAACAAAAAATAGAAATGAGTAATAAACAAAGTAGCGTTGAGTGGTTGATTGACCAACTTGAAGATAACGCTTGGGAAAACGTCAGTATGAATCAATTACATATTACAATTAATATGGATGATTATGGTGAAATAAAAGATAAAGCCAAAGCAATGCATAAAGCCGACCTTTTAATAACATGGCTACAGGCAATTAGCGAAGAAGAGCCAATAACTTTTGAACAATACTACAACGAAACATTTAACACAAAAAAATAAAAATTATAACATACGGAGGTAACAAATGACAATATAACGTACAATATAACGTACAAAATTATAAGTTTTTGAACCTTTAAAAATACATGAAACACCTAGAGAGCAAATTACAACAAATGATGGTTAAGTGGTTTAGGCTACGCCATCCCGATTTAATGTTATTTCATATTCCTAACGGCGGTAAGCGGTCCCCTATCACGGCCAAGATATTAAAAGCCGAGGGGGTTTTACCTGGAGTGGCCGACCTTTTTTTAATGCACCCAAACAAAAAATATAACGGGCTATGGATTGAGGTAAAAACCGAAAAGGGGCGGCAAAGTGAACACCAAAAGTATTTCGAAAAAGTGGCCACCCGTGAGGGATATAAATACCAAGTGTGTAAAAGTTTACAAGAATTTAATCAACTAATTGATAATTATATTAACAATGTATTCTAAATTCACAAACCGTAATGGCATCGTTAAAGGCAATAGCCCAACGCCACGCGGATTGGATTAAAATGGCCGCCTATCTCGGAAGTGAAAGCCCCGAAGATACCGTACAAGATATGTACTTAAAGTTGGCCGAATCGCCCGACATTGTCGCGAAAATTGATTACAACGGCGACATCAACACCATGTACATTTTTACTATTATCCGTTCCAAGGTAGTGGACCGCCAACGCAAATCGAAACGAGAAAATTACGACGATGTATTATTTGACCCTTGCTTTAATGCGGACGAAAGCGAAAGGCAATACCAAAACTTAATGGATGACGTTAAATCGGTAATAGATGAAATGCCCGAATACGACCAAATGTTATTGGAGTTGCATTTTGTTTATAAACTATCCATGCGGGATATTGAGAAACGCACGGGGATACCTTTACATTCTATATTTAACCGACTAAAAAACGCAAAGAATTTAATTAAAAACCATACTTATGTCCAATACCAAAATTACTGCGAAGCGCAAAACGAAAAAGAAACCATCGCAAGGGCTAGGGGATACGGTCGAGAAGGTGACCAAAGCCACTGGGATTAAAAAACTAGTCGAATGGGTGGCGGGTGAAGATTGCGGATGCGATCAACGCAAAGCCAAACTAAACAAACTATTCCCGTATCGTACAACCCAATGCATGACCGAACAAGAATATTTTTATTGGGGTAATTTTCGGGAGAAGGCCGAGCAAACGTTAACCAAAGAGGAAGCCGACGAAGTGGCCATTATTTGGAATCGTTTATTTCAAGCGCGTAAATTTTACCGCCCTTGTACTTGTGACCCTAGAGCATGGCAAAAAATGATAAATGAAATTAACCAGGTTTATGAAGCGTATGAAACGCCACACTAATGTATATTTCGACTTTTTCGGATATGATAAAACATCGTACATTGAATGTGAAGTATGCCACGCCCAAGCCCAAGACATCCACCACATAGAACCGCGAGGCATGGGGGGCAACCCTAAAGGCGACAAAGACCGAATCGAAAATCTAATGGCCGTTTGTAGGCAATGCCACGACAAATACGGGGACAAAAAGCAATACAAAGATTTCCTCAAGCAAATACACTTAAGAAACATCCAAAATATTTAACGTTAATTACATGGTGCAAGTTATCGACATTAACAAAATCCAAGGCAACCGAGAAAACCCAAGGGTAATTAAGGACGACAAATTTAAAAAACTGGTTAGGTCAATTGAGGAGTTCCCCGAAATGCTATATTTACGGCCGATTGTTGTAAATAAAGACATGGTTATTTTGGGCGGGAATATGCGCCACAAGGCCGCCAAGGATGCGGGGCTAAAGGAAATACCCATTATAATAGCGGAAAACCTAGACGAAGCAAAAGAACGCGAATTTATCATTAAAGATAACGTCGGATTCGGTGAGTGGGAATGGGATGCCTTGGCCAACCTTTGGGATATTGAGGAACTCGACGAATGGGGGTTAGATTTACCGCTTGATTTTGTTGAACCCGAAAACATAGATAAGGAGGTCGATAACCTCACCAAGAAAATCACCCTAGAATACACCATAGACGAAGCCGATCGCATCGAAAACGAACTTTACAAAATAGCCCCAACGATGGAAGCGGCGTTAATCGTCCTTTTGCAGTCGGGCAAATAGTTATGAAAAATGTACACATATTCAAAAACAACTTCGACCCCAAAAAAGTATTACTCCTTTCCGATATACATTGGGATAATCCCAAGTGCGACCGCGTTTTACTCAAACGCCACTTGGACCAAGCCATGGAAATGGACGCTAGGATATGTCTAAATGGGGACACTTTATGCCTCATGATGGGCCGCGCGGATCGTAGGGGACACAAGAGTGGAATACGCCCCGAGCATAACGTCGATCATTACTTTGACGCGGTGGTAAACGACGCAATCGAATGGTTTAGCCCATACGCAAAAAATATTGATGTTATATCGTATGGAAATCACGAAACGGCAATAATCAAGCATCAAGAGATTGACGTAATACAACGTTTAGTTGGTGGGTTAAATCAAAAGAACGGCACCCACATACAAACGGGCGGTTATGGTGGTTGGATAGTGTACAATTTTAAACGTTCAAAAAGCGCGGGTAGTGTTTCGTATAGAATTAAATATTACCATGGTTCGGGGGGCGGTGGTCCCGTTACAAAGGGAACCATTCAGTTTAATAGAATGGCCACAATGGTAGAAGGTGCGGATATGGTATGGATGGGACACGTACACGAAGATCACGAATTAACCTACCAGGTAGAGCGAATAAATCATAACAATCGCGTACATTTGAAGGAGGTATTAATGGTTAGGACGGCAACTTACAAAGAAGAATACGGCGACGAAAAAGACGGATACGGTGCCAAGGGTTGGATGGTAGAGAGAGGAAGTCCACCCAAACCCCTCGGCGGCCGATTTTTAATATTAGAACCTATACGAGAAATAATAAACGGCCACGAAGAAATAAAAGTAAAAGCATACACGTACCGCGCACAATGATAATACCCGTAACTTTTATTTACTCCGAGGATAAAATAGACCCCATTTATGAAATGCTAGGGTTAGAAATGGACGCGGATAAAGTCGAAATCCTAGAGGATGGATACATAGATACCGACCAAATCGAAGCGGTCGCGGGTTCAATGGGTTTTACTCAAGTCTACACCAAAGGCGGCCACGTATTTGAAATTGAAATGGAAACCGAAGAATTTATGTTATTATGGACGTAGTAAATAACCCATCACATTACCAAGGCGAAATTGAATGCATAGAATGTATAAAGGCATCCATGAGCAAAGAGCAATTTATTGGATACCTAAAGGGCAACATTATAAAATACACGTGGCGTTTTGATCGTAAAAACAAAAGCGAGGACGTTAAAAAATTACAAGTCTATGCCCAATGGCTTGAAAATGAATTGATTTGATAAAGATTTGAAATTATGCCTAATCCCGAAAATATAATACCACCAAAGAAAGGGGAAGTTAGGAACCCAAAGGGTAAACCTAAAGGAACCCTAAACCGTTCGACCATTGCCAAACGATGGTTGGAGGTAATGCAAGATTCTAAAAACCCCATAAGCGGCGAGATTGAAAAGTTAAGCCAAGCCGACCTAATGACATTGGCATTGATACATAAGGCCCGTAAAGGCGACGTAAGCGCGTATAAACAATTAATGGATTCAGCCTTTGGGTTGCCACAACAAAACGTAAACGTAACCGAGGAAAAACCAATATTTCCTGGCATAGATTTGGATGTTCAATAATGCTAAAAAAGACCACTGCGCAAAGCAAGATTGCAAAACTCAAAAGGCGGGTGCGTATAGTTCGTGGCGGTACAAGTTCATCGAAAACATTCTCGATTATTCCATTACTTATATCCTACGCCGCCGTAAACGCCAATTGCGAAATAAGCGTAGTCGCCGAAAGCATCCCGCATTTAAGGCGAGGGGCAATTAGGGATTTTCTCAAGATAATGGACATGGTAGGAATGTACGACCCTACCAAGTGGAACAAATCTAGTTTAACATACACATTTTCAAACGGGGCTTTTATCGAGTTCTTTAGCGCGGACCAACCCGACAAATTACGAGGGGCGAGGCGTGATGTTCTTTTTGTGAATGAGTGTAATAACATAGATTGGGAATCATACTACCAATTAGCCATACGAACGCGGCGGTTTATTTATTTAGATTATAACCCTGTGGTGGAATTTTGGGTAGATACCGAATTAAAAGACGATAAGGATAGCGAAATGGTGGTATTGACGTACAAGGATAACGAGGCCTTGGATGCGTCCATCGTTAAGGAAATAGAAAAGGCCAAAGTAAAAGCCGAAACCTCAAGTTATTGGGCTAATTGGTGGCGTGTATATGGGTTAGGTGAAATTGGAAACCTGGAGGGCGTTGTATTTAGCAATTATAAAACCATCGACACCATACCAAGCGAGGCGCGATTAATTGGGTGTGGTTTAGACTTTGGATATTCCAACGATCCAACGGCATTGGTGGAGGTGTACCAATACGATGGCCAACGAATCATTAATCTAAAATGTTATCGTACCGCGATGCTTAATTCGGATATCGCCAAGGTCCTACCCGATGGCGTACCCATATATGCGGATAGTGCCGAACCTAAAAGCATTGAGGAAATACGACGCTATGGCAAAATGATAAGGGCGGTAACCAAGGGCAAGGATTCGATTTTGTACGGAATACAGATAATGCAAAGCCAAGAATATTTGGTTACAAAGGATAGCACCGAATTAATAAAAGAATTACGCGGGTATTGTTGGGACAAAGACAAAGCGGGTAATACGTTGAATAATCCCGTAGGGGTAGACCACGCAATAGACGCTTGGCGTTACCATGAAATGGAAGCCCTAGGCTTAAAACGCAACCACGGCATTTATGATGTGAGGTAAATATATTATATTTGTACCACAGTCGTTAAACCTATCTTCAAGAATCTTAACAATTGGCCCCATTGACTGCGGGGCTTTTTTTTTGCCTTTAATGTTGTATATTTGAAATATGAACATTATTAATTTTAGCGGGGGTCGTACATCGGCATACATGGCCAAAAGATTAATAGACGACGGAGGCGATTATTTAATAACGTTTCAGAATACGGGCAAGGAATTACCGCAAACGTTAGATTTTATTGAGGAATGTAATAAGCGTTGGGCTTTAAATATCCTATGGTTAGAATATAGGTACGGTAATAATTTTGAGGTCGTGGATTACGAAACCGCATCACGTGACGGCCGACCATTTAAAGAAGCAATAGAACACAATAAGCATTTTTTGCCGTCGTCAATGCAACGATATTGTACTAGGATATTGAAAATTGAAACGTTAAAACGCTATTTGAAAAGCATTGGTGTAAATGATTATACATCATACAACGGGATAAGATACGACGAACCAAGAAGGTGGCAAAAGATTAAAGGCACCGATATGGATATAGAATTACCATTAGTAAAATGGAAAACCACAAAGGCCGACGTATT